AAGGAACCATTGCGTATTGACCGCGTAGCCGTGAGACGACGCCACGCCCGTCAGTGCCCGGGCGTCACCCGATTGGGCGGCCGTTACGAACCGATCCCATGCGGACCCCGACAGGACCGCGCACCATTCGGAATACCGGCCGCCACGTTCCCGACCGGACCGAACCAGGGTGTCGGTCACGTTCTGGCGAGAGGACCAGATACGTCCCCACCTGGCGAGAGCATCCTGCCCGATGGATGCCATTTCCATGTGCACGTGCAAACCGGCCGTGCGACGTGCACTCTGTGGCCGGAGGACCCGTGCGCCAATCTCATTCAGCACCCGGGTGACCGTCGCCAGGTCCTCAAGATGACGCGGGTCATCCCACGTCAGGACCGGTGACACCACCTCAACTTTCCACGGAAGGCGGCCATTCGTCGGAATGGTCACGTCATCTTTCACCTGCCATTTCGTGTAGTCCCGACCGGAGTACGAGGCGGGAATCGCAGGGATGTTTAAACCCGCTGCATTCAACGCATCTGCCACCTGCGAATGGCGCAACGGTGACGCCATTTCCAATTCGATCCCAAACGTGAGCGCCATGACTAAGCCACCTCCGTCAGACGGAGCGAGCACGGAATGCCGGTCCCATTCGGATGATCCCGGCCGCACAGAGGTGCGCCAGATTCGATCTGAGACGACGACAGGCGAACCCGCACATCGTCATGGATGCTGCACGACACCAAACGCATCCGACTCCCGGTCTGTCGACGTCGACCCGATTGGATCGCTTCGGCCGGGTAGTCCCCGACCTCCGCCACGTAGTCATCCACCTGCCGGAAGATGCCTTCGGCGCGAGCGTCCGTCGGGTTCACTGTCCACCCGTCGACGATCCATCCACGTGACCGGAGGAACCCTGCCCTACGGTCCGTCAATCGACCTGTGCCGACGATCCGTACTCTGTCGATCAGGTACGCCAGGACCGTCGCCACCTCTGCCGACTCTGCCAACAAAGGCGACACAAGCAGCACAGTGCGCCCATCTTCGTCGCGGCCGATATCGGCCACACGTCCCGACCTGGCACGCTGTGCCGGGTAGGACGGAAGAACCGCGAGCGGCTCCCCATTCGTCATGCGGCTCGCCAAACCTGCGAGCCACTGTTCCCGATTCATCGGGTCCCCTTTCGTTGTGTCGGACCACCTGTCCGATTCCCACCATTGCAAGGTACACCATGCCCGATGTTCGGCACGTTGAAACGCACCACTTCGGCCAATCGAATCTCGCCACCTCCGATCCCGCCAGGTGGGTGCACTGACTGTCCTACCGGCCGTTCCTGGCATTTCGTGGCACATGGTGGGTGGCCGGGTCGATTCGTGTCGGAGGTGGTCGGGATGGGTGGGGAACTTGAGCGGCAATCGACCGGTGTCGGGATCGAAAGGATGGAAGGAGAGGTGGTGTAAACGATCGACCCGGGCGATTTTAAACCTCGCGTGCTATTTACTGTACGTATCACTTTACATGTGTGGCCTATTTCGGAATGGGGGCAAATATGGACATATTGGGTCAGTTTTAAAGTTTTTTTTGGTTTTGACTTCCTCTACCCCCCTTGAGGTAGGTATTAACTTAAGTGGAGAGTGTTTTATTTATTTATTAGTGAGCGCCGCTAGGCGCGAGCGCGGCGCTCTTTGTGTTTATTAATTAGGGCGGCCTCCTTGGGCCGCCCCTATTTGTGTCTTTAAATCATTAACCCGGCTCTAACAGTCGTCGCCGGGTTTATTACTTACTCACTGTGTTCGGGATTGGACTGTGTATGCCTAGAGGTAGGAAGGATGGTCAGTCTCAGGAGGCTGTGAAGGCGAAGTTTCTGGATGAGATTCAGAAGGGTCGCAATATTGGTGAGGCTTTGGCGGCTGTGGATCGCGGCCGGAAGGCTTACGAGAATTGGCGTGCGACGGACAAGGTTTTCGCTGGGAAGGTGGATAACCTTCGGGGCCGCGTCTCGGATGCTTTGGCGGTTTTGCGTGATGGTGGGTTGCCGGAGTTTCCTGAGTTTAGTGAGAAGTATTTGGATGCCCCGGTTTTTCCGCATATGCAGAATGTGGTGGATTTGTTGGAGGGCCGTGATCCCGGCTGGTTGCATCCGGCGATGAATTGGGAGCGTAACGAGCCGGACTTGGTGATTTGTAACGTCCCGCCGGAGCATGGCAAGTCGACTGTGTTGACGATGAATTATCTGTGTTACCGGATCGTGAAGGACCCGAACATCAGGATCATCGTTATCTCTAAGACGCAGGCCATGGCTAACAAGTTCTTGTATGGCATTAAGACCCGGTTGACGCACCCGAAGTACGCGGAGATGCAGCAGACGTGGGGGCCGCAGGGCGGGTATGACGCGAACTCGGAGTCGTGGTCGCAGTCGATGATTTACGTGAACTCGGATTCGCGGGATAGCGGCGAGAAGGACCCTACGGTTCAGGCGCTGGGCGTTCGTGGGCACGTTTATGGATCGCGTGCGGACATAATCATCTTGGACGACTGTGTTGACGGCACTAACGCGCACGAGTTTGAGAAGCAGATTGAGTGGATTCAATCTGAGGTGATTTCTCGTATCTCGGCCAGTGGCATGTTGCTGTGTGTTGGTACCCGGTTGCAGTCGAAGGACTTGTACGTGGAGTTGCGTAACCCGGCTCGGTACCCCGATGAGACTTCCCCGTGGTCGTACTTGTCGATGCCAGCGGTGTTGGAGTACACGGACGACCCGCAAGAGTGGACGACCTTGTGGCCGAAAAGTCATATCCCTGAAATTGGTGCCAAGGGTGAAATGGCTGAGCCTGATGCTGACGGTTTGTACCCAAAGTGGGATGGGAAGCGTTTAAACAAGAAGCGTGCCCGTATGCAACCACGAACGTGGGCGATGGTTTACCAACAGGAACAGGTAAACACTGAGGCGATCTTCTCCCCCGATATGATTTCCGGCTCCGTTAACGGTGCACGGTACGCGGGGCCGGTCCCCAGGAACGTGCCAAGTGTGCGTGATGGGCGCGGCGGTGACGGGCTGGTGTACGTGATGGGTGTTGACCCGGCTACGTCGGGTTGCACGGCGGCCGTGGTGATGGGCTTGGACGTCGCAACGCAGAAACGCTACGTGATCGACGTTTACAACCAGGCTGGTACGACGCCGACGCAGATGCGGGAGATGATTACTGGCTTTATTGACTCGTACGGCCTGTCTGAGGTTCGTATTGAGAAGAACGGCTTTCAGGGTTTCTTGGTTCACGACACTGAGTTGAACCAGTACGCGGCTAATCGCGGCACGATGATCCGGCCTCACTTCACTGGCGTCAATAAGCATGACGCTGACTTTGGCGTAGCGTCGATGACTGCCTTGTTCGCTGGGTATGAGGACAAGCAGTGCATGGTGGAGTTGCCTTCGACGCAGAACAGCGAGGCAATGCGGCAAATGGTAGAGCAGTTGTCCACTTGGCAGCCTGCCGCACCTAAGAGCCAAAAGACGGACATTGTTATGGCTTTCTGGTTCGCGGAACTGGCGTGCAGGGACCGTGTGGTGACGTGGACCGGAGGGGCGCACCGCAAAAACGAGTTCCTGACTCCGTGGGACTTACGGCAACAAAGAACATTCTCGTTAACTGACGCAGAAGCGCATGGTTTGTGGAAACCAGTAGGAGCGGCATGACAGATTTCAGTAAGGACCTCAAGAAAAAGTACGAACGCTTGAGGTCTAACAACGCATCACGCGATGCTCGCATGGGTCTAGTGCGTATGATCCGCCAAGGACGCATGAACGAGGTCTACCCTGACCTGTTCCCGGCTGGCCCACTGAACATGGGCATCGTTGCGAACATGATCGACGTGGCTGCCCACGACTTGGCAGAGGTTTTGGCTCCGCTTCCGGCGTTTAACTGTGCATCATCCAAATCAGTAAGCGATTCGGCACGAAAGTTCGCTGAGAAGCGCAGCCTCATTGTTCAGGGATACGTGTCGCATAGCGACCTGGGTCGCCAGATGTACCGCGCCGCTGACCAGTACTTCACGTACGGTCACGTTCCCTCGTTGATTGAGATTGACGACGAGAACAAGATGCCCCGCATCACGTTCTGCGACGCTCTCGGTGCCTACCCGGTGTTTGACCGCTGGGGCAAGGTTAAGGAGGCGATGTTCTCCTACACCCTGACCAAGGATGAACTGCTGGATAAGTACCCGAGCGCCGCTCGCGTGCTCAAGCCGCAGCCCGGTTCGTACAACATGGATAAGAGCACGCACACAGTCGTGCGTTACCACAGTGCGACGCAGAACATCATGTTCATGCCCGAGAAAGACGGGTTCATCCTGGAGCAGTACGCGAACCCTGTGGGTATGTGTCTGGCTGAGTGGACCGTCCGGCCGACAGTGGACGGAGAACCCCGTGGGCAGTTTGACGATGTTGTGGGCGTACAACTCGCTAAGGGACGCATGGCGCTACTGGCGCTTGAAGCGGCAAACAAGAGCGTCCAGGCTCCCCTGGTGCTGCCCCCTGACGCGCAAGAGTTGGCACTTGGACCAGACAGCGTTCTGCGTACGGCGTCCGCCGAGAAGGTACGGCGCATCCCGCTAGAGGTGCCGCAGTCTGCGTTCGCTGAGCAGGGTGTTCTGGATGCGGAACTGCGTAATGGCTCCCGCTACCCAGAGGTGCGTACCGGTAACACCGACAACAGCATCGTGACCGGCCGAGGGGTGCAAGCACTCATGGGCGGATTCGATACTCAGATACGCGCTGGGCAAGCGATGTTCGCCAAGACGCTTGAGAACTTGGTGTCCAAGGCACTGGAACTTGACGACAAAATCTACTCCGATCTTGAGCGCACCATGCGCGGGAACATGCAGGGCACTCCGTACGAAATCAAGTACAAGCCTGCGCGTGATATCAAGGGTGACTACACCGTTGACGTGCAGTACGGACTCATGGCTGGGCTTGACCCCAACCGTGCGCTCGTATTCGGCTTGCAGGCACGTGGAGACAAACTGATATCCCGTGACTTCCTGCGCCGTCAGATGCCGTTCGCTCTTGACGCCACAGAAGAAGAGCAGATGGTCGACATTGAAGAGATGCGCGACTCCCTTAAGAACGCCGTAGCCGGTTACGCGCAAGCGATACCCGCGCTCGCTTCACAAGGGCAGGACCCCGCTGACATTTTGGAGCGGGTCGCAGAAATTATTGCTGGACGCGAGAAAGGGCAACCGATTGAGAAGGTTGTCATGGAGGCTTTCGCGCCAGATGAACCACCAGCCGGGGCTGACCAGGCAGGAATAGAAGCCACTGATCCTGGCTCCCTGATGGGTGGCGGCCCCGCTGGTTTAAACGCAGACGGGACCATGCGCGGAGTCGCACCGGGTCAGCAAGGCATGGGACCGGGCGGTAGGCCCGACCTACAAATGCTCATGGCTTCCCTGGGCAGCGGTGGTGAGCCGAATCTTCAAGCAGGTGTTTCTCGCAGGCTTCCAATCTAGGAGACAGAAATGGCTAGGAATCAAGACTTAATGGCCGGTATCCGCATGGGTGAGATTGCTGTCTCCTTTGTCGCTAGTGGCGCTTCTTACTCGCCTGACATTGCCGACGACATTACGCGCCGTGCCCTAGATATGTGGCACGGAGCGATTGCTTCGCTTGACGATTTCGACATGTTGGATAACGAGGACGAAGAAGAGGACGAAATCGGACCGCTTCCAGAACGTGAATTGCAGACACCACACATTGTTCATTTTGTAGAGGAATGGGGTGACGACCTTGGCTAGAGGTGGCTATCAGAAGCCGCGTAAACCGGCCCCCGTGTCGAACCCTGGGTCCCTCAGTCGTAGAACAGATGGTGGTCCTGCACAGGTGACACAAGATATGACCGGCCTGCCTTATGGCGAAAACGCCGATTTCAACGAAATGCAGTCAAGTGCACCTTTAGCGGCCACTCCCGGTCCTGCCATGAACTCAAATCCTTCGCAGGCCGGGGGTGGCACTCCATCGACTACTGGATTGTTCTCTCCCTCGCAGCGACCCGAAGAGCCAGTTACTGCTGGCGTTGACTTCGGCCCCGGCATGGGCAACCAACCCATCACTCCTGCCCGACGACTGAGCGACGTGTACGCAGAAATGGCGGCAAAGAATCCTGATAGCGAACTGACCACCATGGCTGCGATAGCACGACGCATGGGGTATTAGGTGGCTAAGAAGGACAAGAAACTCGCCGGGAAGTCTGTTCTCAGTGCCGAGTTCGATTCTTTATGGAACGCAGTAGAGCCTCCCGTAACAGTTGGGCGCAGTAACCCTGCCCTGGGGACGCCAGATAATCCTGCCGGTCGCATGAATCAGATGCGTTCGCAGATGACTCCACCCCCGTTGTCGACTGTGGACCCTGCGTTTAACGAAAAGATCGACCGTCTTGATCGGAAAGTAGACACTGCTCGGCAGGCGTACATCCGTGAGAACTTCAACCCTGGTAAGCGCCCCGGCTTCACTCGCATCACCAGCCCCGTGCCGGACGTCGACGACATTCTCGTCGGTCCCGGTGAGTACAACCCTGGCGCTCTGCCTAATGAGTACACCGAAGGCTTCAACTTGCAGGCCCAACTGGACCGCAACCGTGTGGAGCGCGGTGAGTTTGATCCGATAGAGGACGCTGACTACAACGCCATGTTCAACCCTCTCGGTGAGGGTGCGGCGCAGCAGAAA